CCAAGTCGTAAACACTGGATCGGGCGGCGGTGTTTATATTTCCGCAGGCCGCAAGGCGACGGCGGGCGCGAGCGGAAACACGACCGCAACTCAGGTTTCAACCGCTTACGTTGGCGTCACCGTTTCGATCCGTGCCGCCTACATTGGAACGGTCGCTGCGACGCTGGACGGCGCAACCGTAGCTGCAACCGGCACCGTCTCCAGCGGTGGCGGAATTATTGGCACAGTTAATCGCGTCCTTGCGGGCGCGACCGTCTCGGCTACAGCTGGCGTGCGCGTCGCTGGTTCGGCCAACGCAACGCTTGCGGGCGCAACCGTTGCTGCAACCGGAACGGTTGCCGCCGCTGGCGGCGTGAACGGCAACGCAAACGCAACGCTTGCGGGCGCATCTGTATTCGCAACCGCTGACGTAAAGGCGGCGAACGCTTGGACGCCTGCGCAGATTGCGTCGAAACTTTTGTTGTGGTTTGATCCCAACGATCCTTCGACGCTCACGCTCGATCCTTCGACAGGCGCAATCTCTCAAGCGGACGCAAAAAGCGGCGCACCGCTTTCCGCTTCGCAATCGAACGCGCTTTACAGGCCGCGACGGACCTACAACGCAACGTCGCGAAAATGGCACGCGCTTTTCGACGGCAACGATGATGCTCTTGTTTCCGCGACGACGACTTGGGCGCGTCTCGGACGTGGCGCAATGTTCGTCGCGAGAAACGACGAAACAGCGCTCGCAAATTTCCGCTATCTTTTTGACTCCGGTGAAATTGACGTAAACGGAACGTATGTCCCGGCTGGTCAATTCGGTCCTTACCTAGCGAAGAACGAAGACGTTGCCGGGCAATTCGTCGCGGGCGGTGGACGCGAGCCCTTTTTCCAAGTCGCCGGGAATGCCGGGCGAAACGTCCTTCAGATTTTCGGCTTCACGCAAGTCGCCGGAACGAACTCACCGTTCAACCTTTGGAACAACGGCTTCGACCTTGGCTCAAATACGCCGACGAATGACGGCAACGCCAACACGACGCCAATCGCAATTGGTCGATCCACCGCCTACAATCCGGGGAATGGCGGCTGGTTGGGAACGATTGGCGAAGCGATTTTCTTCTCAGCCGAAGTAACGGCTGCGGAGCGCCAGCAGGTTGAAGGCTATCTCGCGTGGAAGCACGACACCGTTGCGCTTCTTCCGGCAGGCCATCCGTACAAGTCATCGCCGCCGACCGTTTCCGGCTCGATTGGAACCGTCGCCGCAACGCTGGCGGGCGCTACGGTCGCGGCGAGCGCTGGCGTTCGGGTCGCGGGCTCCGGATCGTCCGTGCTCGGAGGGGCGACGGCGTCCGCGACAACGGGCGTCCGCGTCGCCGGGTCGGCTTCAGCTTTCCCGGCTGGCGCGACCGTTTCGGCTTCGACTGCGGTGCGCGTCGCCGCTTCGGTATCATCTTCGCTGGCGGGCGCAACGGTTGCGGCGTCCGGAACGGTCGCCAGCGGGGCGGGAGTCAACGGCAGCGCGTCTTTTGCGCTTGACGGGGCTTCTGGTGCTGCGACCGTCGTCATCCGCGTTTCCGGTTCGGTCTCCCCGGTGCTCGGCGGGGCGACGGTCGCAGCGACAACTGGCGTCCGCGTCGCCGGATCGGCTTCGGCCTTCCCGGATGGTGCGACTGCGTCGGCTTCGGCTGGCGTCCGCGTCGCCGGATCGGCTTCGACCTTCCCGGATGGCGCGTCGGCTTCGGCTTCGGCTGGCGTCCGGGTCGCGGCTTCGGTCGCGGCTTCGCTCTCTGGCGCTACGGTCGCGGCGACCGGCTCCGTCGTCTCGGGAACGGTCGGAAACGTCCTAGCGACGCTGGACGGGGCGTCCGTCGCGGCGTCTGGCGGCGTCCGCGTCGCCGGTAGCGCCACGGTGGGCCTGCAAGGGGTCGCCAGCGCGATCTCTGGGGCCGTCCGCGTCTCGGGTACAGCGACGGCGACTTTGTCGCCAGCGACGCTGCAATCCACAGGAAGTGTGCGCGTCGCCGCGACGGCTTCCGCGACCTTCGACGGGGCGACCCTTTCCGCATCCGGGTCGGTCGTCTCCGGCATCGTCGCGAATGTCAACTCGACCCTTGCCGGGGCGACGGTTTCCGCATCCGGCTCGATCCGGGTCGCGGCGACCGCAACGCTAAGTCTCGCCGGGGCGTCTAGCGCGGCCTCCGCTTCGGTCGCGGTCGTTGCTACGGTTTCGGCGTTCCTCGCGCCGGTGACGCTGCTATCGAGCGCCACGACGGTTTCCAGCGTCTTGGGTTCGGTCACGGCGACCTTGAGCGGCGCGACCGCGTCGGCTTCGGCTGGCGTCCGCGTTGGCGCGACAGTCGCGACCGAATTGAGCGGCGCAACGGTCGCGTCCTCCGCTTCCGTAAGCGTCGGCGCGACGGCGACGGCGACGCTCGCCGGGGCGACATCGACGGGCGTCACGCTCGTTTTGATTCGAGGCAACGCAGCGGCATCTCTCGAAGGAGCCAGGGTTGCGGCTTCGGCGGGAGCCTTCTCTGGATTGAACGCAACTATCGCGGCGACGTTGCGCGGCGCTTCGTTGCTTTCGTTTGCGACCATAACTGGGGAGTCATCCTTCCGCTCGCCCACGCACGATCTTCGGAGTTCAAGAAATGCCTTTGCGTTTGTTCGGCGCTCCAGTGGAGCGGGTGATCACCCTCGCAGAAACTCGCCAACATCTCCGCGTCGACCATCCCGACGATGACGATTTGATTCTTGGGCTGATCGATGCCGCAACGGCTTATTTTGACGGACGCGACGGCATTCTTGGTCGCGCAATGGCGACGCAGATTTGGGAGTTGGTTTTGGATGCGTTTCCAGACGACGCAATTCAAATCCCGCTTCCTCCGCTGCAATCCGTCGCCGCCGTTCAATATTACGACGTGGGCGGAACGCTTCAAACGCTCAACCCGTCGACATACTACGTCGACAACGTCTCGCAGCCCGGATGGGTGACGACAATCGCGAGCGCCGATTGGCCGGAAACGCTCGATGGGGCGAACGCCGTGATTGTCCGGTTCAGCGCCGGGTACGGAGGCGCAGCCAGCGTTCCGGCTTCGTTGAAGGCTGCGATGAAACTTTTCATCGGCCATTTGTACAATAATCGAGAGGCGTCCGTTGCTATTCCAATCATGGAATTGCCGCTCGCAGTCGGGGCGTTGATCGCGCCTTATCGCATCCCGTCGTTTTGAGGAGAGAAAAATGCAGGGCAAAATTTCTACCATTCTCAACTTCACCGCAGCCGCAAACGCCAATCCTTTCGCATCGGCTGGCGCGCAATTCTGGCAAGAATGGTCGCCAAACGGAAACGTGCCGATTGCGCTCGGCACCGCGTCGGGCCAAGCGAACCGGACCTATTCAGCCCAACGTACAATCGCAGGCTCCGGCACAGACAACCTCGATTTGGCCGGAAGCGGACTATTGGACGCGAACGGTCGCGCGCTGGATTTTGTTCGCATCAAGCAGATCGTCGTGCGCGCTGCGATCACGAATGCAGGTTCGATCCAAATCGGCAACGCTGGCGCGAACACATTCACTGGACCTTTTTCGGCAGCGACCGGCGCAATCAACCTAACTCCCGGCGACGTTTTCAACGTCTCGCGCTTCGACGCGACCGGCTGGGCTGTTACGGCTGGCACCGCCGATATTCTCCGCATCGCCAACCTTGTTGGCTCTACGGTGTCTTATGACATCGTTATCGTCGGCTGCGATGCGTAATGGCGGCGGGCAAGCTTGATCGGCGCGTCCGCATTCAGCGGCGCAGCGGCATCACGGATGCTTTCGGCGGTGAATCTGAAGTCTGGATTGACGGAGGCGCGGTTTGGGCTTCCCGAAAAGACGTTTCAGATGCCGAAAGCATTCGTGCGCAAGAAGTCGGCGGCTCAATCTCTTGTCGTTTCCGCATGCGCTGGTCGTCGATCACTTCCGCAATCGGCTCTCGTGATCGTCTCCTTTGCGAAGGGCGACTTTACGAAGTCACCGGCACGAAAGAAATTGGCCGCAGGGAATACGTCGAAATCAGCGCAACCGCGCGAACGGAGGGCGGGGCGTAATGAAAGCGACCGTCAAAGTCGAGGGCTTAAAAGACCTTGAATCTGCTCTTTCCGAATTGCCGAAACTGACGCGACGCAACGCGGGGAAACGCGCGTTGATGAAAGCGGCGCAACCGATGTTTGAAGAAGCGCAGCGCCGGGCTCCCGAATTGACCGGCTATCTCAAAACGCACTTCTATATTGGGCGCCCTCTCTCGCCGCGCCAGAAGCGATTGCAGCGAGGCGCAAATAAGCCTGATGTGGAAATCTTTCTGGGTCCGGACTCAGCGAAGCGCGGCGTGATGCAAGAATTTGGAACGCAAAACCACGCGCCACAACCGTTCATGCGCCCGGCTTTCGATAACAACGTCTGGAAAGCAATCGGAACGATCAAAGAAATTCTCTCTGAAGAAATCATGAAAGCCGCACGGCGCGTCGCGAGAAAGGCCGCGCGCCGGGCTAGGGCGGGAGGCGGCTGATGGAAGAAACGCTCCGAAGCCGTCTAATGATTGACGCCAGCGTTCGCTCAATCGTCGCTGGGCGCGTCTTCTGGGGCCTTCGTCCGCAAGGACAACCGCTCCCGGCGATTGTTTTGAACGTCGTTTCCGCTCAACGTCAATATCAAATGAACGGCCCAGCTGGATTGAAGAGCGTCCGCGTTCAGATTGATTGCTGGTCTCCGACTTACGATGAAGCGAAAAGGCTCTCTCGTTTCGTCAACACTTCTTTGGGCGGCGTCACTTTCGATTCAATCCAAGGCTCCTTCGTCGAAGCCGAACAGGATCGGAGCGAAATGGACGCTGGCGGCGCAAAGGTTCATTGCACAAGTCTCGACTTTCGCATTTGGGCGAACGAGTAACAGGAGGCAAAAATGGCCACAACGGCAATCATCGGTCACAACTCGCAATTCCAACGCGGGAACGGCGGTGGACCGGAAACATTCACCGCACTCGGACAAATCACAAACATTTCGCCTCCGTCGCTCACGCGCGATACAATCGACGCGACGCACATGCAGTCGCCCTCTCGCTTCCGCGAATTTATTTCCGGGCTGCGCGACGCTGGCGAAGTCACGATTCAATTCGACTACATTCGCGGCGACGCAAACGACACCGCGCTTCAATCGGACTACAATTCCGATACGTCGCGCAATTACCGGATCGTCTATCCGGGCGGTCAGACGTGGACGTTCAACGCATTCCTCACCAGCTATACAATCGACGTTCCCGTTGACGGCAAAGTCGCCGCAACCTGCACGTTCAAAATTAACGGGGTCGCCTAATGAGTCTCGCGAATGACCGAATTGTCTCGCTCGCCGGCAAGCAATACACGCTTCGGCTTGACATCTCCGCAATCATCGAATTGGAGCAACTGACGGGGAAGCCCTTTCACAAACTCTCGTTTGATGAAAACACGACGCTTTCGGACATTCGCGCACTCTTGTACGTGAGCCTCAAAAAGCATCACGCGCTCTCGATCAACGACGTAACCAACATTATGGATGAGGCGGGCATCCAGAACGTCTTGAACGCGCTCGCCTCGCAAAACGAAAAGGACGTCACCGAAAACCCTCCGACCGCGACAAAGAGCCGAAGCCCTGGGACTGGGAAGCGCTCTTTGTCGCGTGGATCGAAGCAGGCCTGAGTCCGGACGCTTTCTTTGATCAAACGCCTTCTCGCCTTTCCCTGATATTCAAAGGGCTGGCGAACCGGGCTCGAAGGGAAAATGATCGCACCATTTTCCTAGCGTGGCACGTTGTGGCGTTTGATCGCACAAAGCGACTTCGTCCGCTTTCGGAGTATTTGAGCGACAAGACTCAAAACGAAGAACAAGACTTGGACACGCAACTTCTTTACGCTCGGCAATATGCTGCTGCTGGTTTTGGGACGCTTCAATGACCGCTGCCGTTATTGGTTCTTTGCGAGTTCAACTTGGCCTTGACTCCGCTCAATTCGAGCAGGGCTTAGAGAAGGCGTCTCAAAAGTCTCGCGAACAAGGGCTGAGGATCGGTCGCGTTCTCGAAGCAGCGTTGGGCTTCAGCCTCGCAAATATCACCGGCAGGGTTACAGCCGCAGTCACGCAAAGCGTCGTTGAGCTCAATAAGCTTGGGGCCGCGTTCGATGATTCGATGCGGCGTCTCGGCGCGGCCGCAGATATTCCAACAAAGCAGCTGGCTGCAATTCAAGGCGACATTCGCCGCATCGGCCTCGAAACGAAAGAGGGCGCGAAGAAAACCGCGGACACCGTAAAGGAGCTTGTGAAGTCTGGCGTCTCGATTGAAGATGCTATGGATGGGGCTGTCAAAAACGTCATAATGCTCGCCCAAGCAAACGAGGCGGAGCTTGCGGAGTCAACGCAAGTCGCTGCGCAGGCGATGCTGCTTTTCAATATGCGCGGCAACCAAATGGGAGAAGTCGCGCAAGCCGTCACCGGATACGTCGCTTACACGAAAGCAGAAGTGAATGACTTCGCGCTGGCGATGGCGCAAGGCGGCAGCGCAGCAGTCAGCGCCGGGCTTTCGCTTCGTGAGTTCGCTTCCGTTATGGCGATCACAACTGATCGCTTCACTTCCGGCTCCGACCAAGGTACGTCTTTCAAAACATTCATCCAGCGCCTTTCCGCGCCAACGGGAGAAGCCGCCGAGAAGCTGCGTGAAATGGGCTTCTCAATTTTCGACACCAACGGCAAACTCAAGTCGATGCAAGAGATTGCCGAAGGACTTTCGGTCGCAATCTCTCGATATTCAAACGATCAGGATCGAATGAACGCGCTCACGCGCATCTTCGGAACCGATGCTGATCGTATGGCGGCGGCGCTCGCCACGAATGCGCACAAATTCCGGCAGTTCAACGAAGTCGTTGTTCCCGGA